TCAACTCCCCATGTACTGGGACCGGCGAGATCCGCGATCCAATGGCAGGTGATACCCAATTAAACAGAATTGATCAAGGGCAAACAGCACTACGGATTCGAGGTGACCGCCGGCCGCGAGTCGCTGCTCCTTGTTCCATGGTGCCGTATACTCGCCGATGCCGACCAGGTGGCTGGACTGCGACCGTGAGAAGCCAAGTTGCATCGGCAGGTCAATCGATTGCTGCGCCTTGTTGAGGTCGCGATCTCCGGTGTACGTGAAATTTTCGGTCTTCAGGCAATCAAGTCGGGCCGGTGTCCAGTATGCCGTGGGAAGGTTGACCCTGCCATTGAGCGGTGTGTCGTTCACGTCGGGCGGGTACAGCACCTCGAAGCGGGCATCGGGATAGGTCTGCCGTACGTATGCCATGATTGCATCCGTGAATTGCCCAATGAGACTGGGCAGGAAGGTGCACTCGTCAGGGAACGCCGCGGAGTCCACGTTCTGGTTTGCGATCACCCCCATCGGACGGCCATAGCGGGCTTGGAATGCCGATGTGGTGTGGCTGTCGTAGAATGGCATGCCGGAAGCGCTGGCGAAATACCACCATTGAACTTCGCCGAACTGCAGGTAAGGACGGACCCCGGCTTCACACATCATGCCCGCCATCTCCAGGTGGACTTCGCGCCAGAAAGCAGTGCTCTCCGGGCCGAAGTTCGTCTGCAGCGCGGGAGTATTGAGCCAGACCGGGTCGCCGTTCGGATACCGCTGAGCGAGGCCGGCGGCGGGTGTATCGTCGCCGTGCTGCAACTCCATACTGAATGCCGCGGTAGCGTAGATGGCGGACGCCTTCAATGCCTGAAGATAGGAGCGCGTCCAATCTCGCGCGGCGCGGTTGATCCGCGGAGTCGCTGCGGTATCGGTACGCCAGGTTCCGTCGAGCCCGCCAGTAAGTGTGGCGCCGCTGGCCTGCGCTGTAAACTCCGCGCTATTCGTCTGCGCGGCAAACGAGATTGCATTGGCGGCCGCGCCCATGGTTCGCGAGACAATCGTAAGCACTGGGCCTTGCGACGATGCACGCACACCCGTGGATCCCGCGTTGATCAACAGTTCGAAACACTTCGCGATGCTCTCCGGCGTATCGCCGATCAGGTTCAGGTGTTGGATCGGCGTCGCACCCAGCGTCAATTGTGTGATCTTCCCGAATTGCGGTGTGCCTGAGAACGTGATCGATCCCGACGCGTGGGCGTGACCCGGACGGTACAATTCGTAGAACCACATCGCGCCCACGTAATGGTTGGCCCTTCCCCGAAACCCGAGCTTCTGGAGAATCCAGGCGGTTCGCTCCGCTGCGAGCGCGATGGAATGATCCGTATCCCAATCCGTCGCCAATGTAGTTTGGTCCATCGCCCCAAACTCCGGCAGTTGCGTGCAAGGATACGCGATCTCCAGGAAGTCGAAGTACACCGGCGTGCCCGGGGCGCCGCTGTGCGTGACCGTCACGGTGTGGGTCACCAGACCAGATAGTGAGCCGATAGGCACGCGCAGCAGTACATCTTCGGCCGCAAGGCTCAGGTCCACCGTAATCGCCGCTCCGCTATCCACCTGCACGCAGATCTTGCCGGCGGTCTCCGTCCTGCGGGTACCCAAAAGCAGGGTATGCGCTCCATTTGCTTGATAGGTGCAGCGCAGGCCTGCTCCAGGGGTTGTCGTCCAGCGAATCGAACCGCCCGAGTAGTTGCCGTGCTCGACGCTCCAAGCGCCGTCGAAAGAGACCTCTGCGGAGTCATCTTCGATGCGCCGGCTGCCCGCTCCAGCGACGGAGTAGAGCAGGTTGGTTCCCGTGACCGACCAATTCGAAACCACAACGGAGAATTCGCTGCGCGCGAAGCCGGCGGTCTGTAAGTCGGCCGCCCAGGTCCACCGCATCTTACGCACATTGGTGGTTGGGACGTGCGTGCCGTTGATATCGGCGAGACTGCTGAAGTCCAGATCGATCTTCCAGCGCTGCGGACTAACTCCGCCGGCAAAGAGGGCCGCCCCCGGAGACCACGATTGCGTGCCCGTGCCGTAAGTCGTGCCATAGACGCCGACTCGATTACCATTGCTCCCCGGCATGCCGAGGTATGTCAGTGTGATTTGTGTGCCGCTGGCCGATGCGCTCACACCGGCGGTCTCCTGATTTGCCGCGATGATTCCGGCGAGCGCGGCTACGGCGCTCTCCAGTGTGTCGCTGCCGGTAATTCGATAGTTGAAGTGCTGCTCCAGCCATGCCAGCTCGATGTAATCGCCCGGCCCCGGTGTGCCCTGTAACTCGAACACCGCCGTCGCCGGATGATAGTCACCGATCGCGACGGCGTAATCCGCCAATGGGACTCTATATAGGGTCTCGACACCGCCCGAGACGGCCCAAATGCGCAAATAGGGCCAATCCACCGTCGGATACAGCGCGGAGTCCAGCGGGATACAGTTGGTGCGCACCTCCTCGTAAGTGAGGTGCACTCCGCTGAGATCGCCGTCCGGCAAATTGCGCAGGGCGGGATATTCGAAGGTGTTGTCGCGCGTCCACTCCACCACTGACCAATCGAATTGCTGTCGCCAGCATCCCGACACCGTGAATCCGCCGGCCGAAGCTCCGCTGAGCGCGGCTACCGCTGAAGGACGCTCGAAATAGCATTGCAGGTCGCGGTCAGGACGCAGTTTAGTGAGTTGTTCTGGCATTAGAGTCGAATTAGGACAGTGAGATCGGAGCCCGGAATTGCCTGTCCTACGGCAAGAATAGAGAGCGTGATTTTGGACCCGGTCGAGAGCGGCGGGAGCAGGTTGCCGTCGGCCGCCGGCGAACTCGTCGTTCCCTGTGGAAAGGCCAGCGTGCAATACAACGCGCCGTCTACGTTCACTTGGAGCCGAACCTCGGCGTCCGCCGCGCTGCCCAGGACCGCGTAAACGTCACGCACCGCGTGCGGCGCCTCCACGATGAGCGCAGGCGCAGCCGATTGCTCCACTGCCAGGTATCCGTCCACCTGGATCGCGTACTGTCCGCCCGAGAGCGTTCTCAGCCCGCGATCGAGTGTCCCCGTCAGGCAGAGACCTCGCACCGGGCTATTGCCGAGCCGGTTGGTCACCAACAATTCCGCGCTTGCGATCCGCACGTTGGGTAGTGAAATCGGATAGCTCCAACTCCCGCTGTAGGGGCTGCCGAAGAATCCGGGCGGTAATGCCGCGATCACAGCCTTGCTGAGCAGCGGATAGACCGGCGTTTGCGCCGTATGTGCTGCCGCCGCGCTGCGATGCATGCCGCGCGTAATCTGCCAGCGTGTCCCGCCGTTCTCTACCGTGTCGACGTGCACCACCTCGTAATCGATCTGGACGAAACTTCCCGGCGTCGAGGACGAAGTCGTAACCAGGTCGATCGTTTGATCGGTATCGACGATGTCCTTCGCCAGTCCCGGTCCAGGCCTCACGCCCAGCTCGTCCCAATAGTGCAGCGTCAAAGTTGCCGACGAAATCGTTTGCGTATTGCCGAGATCAGTGAACGATACTCCGCTCAACTCCGCTGTGCCGCCGCGCTGTCCCGGACCGATGCCGAAAATCGGAGTCGGCGGGACATCCGCATCGCCGCCTCCAGTGCCGCCGATTTGATGGCGCGTGACCACGGACAGTTCCTGCGCGGACTCGTTGTCGTTCACATTTGCCGCGCGCCCGCAGATCTCCACTGTTTCGCCGGCGCGATTCGGGATTTCGAACTTCACCGGGCTGGTACGCGTTAAGGCCCCGAACTGCCAGCCCGATTCCGCCACCACGAAGAAACTGGTCGCATCGGGCGACACCGCCCATGCCGGCGATACGGTCAAGGTTGTCTCCGAGTTTGCCGTGATGCCTCGCTCCTGCCCGGCGCCCAGCCCCCGGGTAATTCGAGCCGTCATTCCGCGATACCGATTTTCCGTCATGTGAATCTGATCGTTGCCGATCGCTGCCACACCGTGGATCGTCGCGGCCGCCTCCGGTTGCAGCTCCATGCGCCAATAGAAATTCGCATGATCGTAGTTCGGATCGATGGGTGCCACCAGCTCCTTATCCAGCCCGTGGTCTGTGAACTCAACTGCGATCGCCTGGTTCGAAGCGATACGGAACAACTGCGCCGGTGTGGACCCACGATACACATGAAAGCTCGATGTGCCCGGCGAGAAGCTCAGTCCGTGGATCGTGACGCTACTCGAGTCGGTCTGCGTGACGGCCCGGACGATAAACGAAAGCAGCCCTTCCGCTCCCGACGCATCCACGCCGGAAACGCCGTAGTAGAGCGCCTGTCCAGCATGTAGCGTGCCGCCCCCGCTCACCGTAGGCGCCAGGCTGAGCAGCGGAATTCCTGCCCCGCTTGCCACGGCGGCGGACGGTGCGATGAACCCCACCACCAGGTCCATCTGCACCGTGCCGTCGCCTGCCGTGGCTGCCGACTCTTCGACGCTGAACTGAATGTCGCCCAGATCATCCAGCACCGCGCCGGGCAATGGACGGGGCACTCCGACACCGGCACTGCTCTGGCGCCGCCCCCCGCTTGCCGATGTTACCTGTCCATTGCCGTCGGCGTACCATGAATCGTCATGAATCTGTGCCGTGATCGTGGTCACACGATGGTTCATTCCGGGAGCGATCTTCAACACTCGAAATGCTTGACGCGTAAACCCTTCCTTCAGGTATGTGATCGTGATCAGGTCTCCCGGCCGGATTCCGAAGGCCTTCACGCTGGTCTCGAATTCCACGTACGTATTGCCGCGAACCGAACGGTCGAGATTCAGTTTGAGTATGCGCGCAGCCTGGTCGAAGTTCGGTAACCCGACCGCGGCCAGCGTCTGCGATACCTCCTGCCCGCTGCGTGCGACATCGTCCGCGTCCACCAGCGAAAAGCTGTCCTGCTGGTACTCATTGAGTGCGTCCTGAAACTCCACACTGAAACGATTTGGTGCATCGGCCATACCGCGTGAGTAGAGGCGGAAGGATGGATCTCCGTTGGCCTTGCGCGCGATACCTGAGAAGCCATTGCTGCCGTCGCCGAATTCGTAGCTCGGCCATCCGCCATTCCAAACTTCGGTGGCGTTCGACCACGCCGGTTTGGACGGCATTTCGAGCACCATGGAATTCTGTACGCGGCATTGAAGTGCGCCGTTCGCGCCATAAGTTAGCAGCAGTCTCGCGGTGTTGCGTATGCCGCGTACCAGGTCGCCGGCACTCTTGCGTTTCTGCAGTGCCAGGTTGCACTCAAACCGGGGAAGCGTGATCGCGTTTCCGTATAAATCCAGCGCCGCGATCTCCTCATCGCAGTAGGCGGCCGACGTGGCGAAGCTCGCGATGTCGATCTCCGCCAGGCTCCATCCCGCGCGGCGCAGAACATCGAGCAGCACCCACGCCGGATTGCTCGAGAACTGCTCGCCAGTCATCGTTCCATCAGCGGCGTAGACTGGCAGTTTCATCCCCTGCGCCAGCACCGCGACTTTGGGCAGCGTTTCGCCGTTGTTGATCCGGTTCGGAACCACCACCGAGAGATACGCCATGCTTCCATACGGATCGCCAGCCGGATGGCCCGACCCGTCCGTGAAGTCCGGATTGAACGCCCCCGACCGTGTTCCCAGTGTCGGAATGTTGTACCAACCGGTTCCGGTCATATTGGTGCCGGCGATGCCTTGGGGGATCTCCACGTCATTCACCAGCAGTTTGAGGACGCCTTGCATCTCGCCCAGCCCAAGCAGCACTTCCATGCGCGTCAGGTTGCCATCGTTGCGTGCGAATACCACCGGCGGATTGAACCACGCCGTGCCGTAGATCATCGGGACGAAGTCGTTGTACCGAGCCTCGTTCACCGATATCGCCGACGTGTGTGTGTTCTTGTCGCCGTACGTACGCACGCCGATGGCCGGCGGCACGAATTCGATCCCGCCGAAATTTACGAACATCCCGCGCGCCTCGCAGTCGGTGCGGGTGTAGCCGCAGGAGTCGAAAGGGCTACCGGCATTCAGCGCGCCGCTGCCGCCGCTTCCCGCCGCATATCCGCAGCGATAGAATCGCGAATACTTGCCCTGGATGCCGCCGGCAATTGCTTCGGCCCGCTGGTCGGCGTCTACCGGAAACTCCCAGGGACATCGCCGCTGGATACGAACCTGTGGCAGCAGCAACCTCTGCAGGTTCATACGATTCGTAGCGGAGAGCCGGAGGGTCGCTTCCAGGATTTCGTCAGGCGGATTGCAGATCCCCTGGAACAAAACCGAGCGCTCGGTTAGCGCGGCATCATTTCGCAGATCGTAGAAAACCAGGCCTGCCGTCAGGCGCGCGCCCTTCCATCCCGTCGAGCGCTCGATTTGCGAAAAGCGGGAATCGGCGTTCGCCAGAATCAGGGAGATGCGCGGAACTCCGTCCACGCCCTGGTCCGACGAAGCCTGCAATTCGAACACGTTGTGTTGGAGCACTCGCGCCGAGTAGGCCACGTTGTTCACGGTTACCGCGTGCGTACTCCAGTGCTCGCTTTGCCCGTCGGGCAACACGCAATCGAACAGCAGCAGCGGCGTGTCGGTGACTGCTTGTTCCTTGAGTTCAAAGATGGTTGACATGAATGATGTTTACCGTGCAGGAATTGCGGTTGACGCCGGTCCTGGTGATCGCCAGCGCGTCGTCGCGCAGGTGCGCGCCTTCATAAACGCCACCGTGACTGGTGGCCTTGTATCCCGATGGACCCGGTTGCGCCTCCACCTGGATCCCGTAAATCTCCATTGTCGCCAACGCTGCTACCTCAATGCCGAATCGCATCGAACTCACGTCTGATGGAGGAAAGGATGTCAGCGTCAAGCGGTTCCAAACCGGAGTCGTCCTCACGCTGGCAGAATTGCTTCCCGCCCACAGGCGGACTGTCGTCGCCGCCGCGGCGCGCAGGTAGGCCGTCAGACAATACCGGCAGGCGCCCGGTGCGGCGATGGTTTGCGCGATCGACTGGACCGCCGCGCCGCCATTAGCGATGCTCCACGCTTGCTTTCCGCTGTTTGGATCTGCCACGCCTCCGCTCAGAGTCAATGCCGGATCCCGCTGCCAGACCGCGTGAGTGAGCTGATCGCTCCAGGCCAGCAGATTGCCCGATGGGTCGAGAAACGTGAAGCCGTTGAGCGAGCCCTCCGCCGCTTCGAAAAAGGCTCGCAGCGTTGCAGCCTCCTGGTCGCTCAGGTCGGTGTAACTCAGCGTCCATTCCGTCGTTACACCCGCTGGATCACTGAGCTTGATCGTGCTTCCATCCGCCGCACGATTAGTCACGGTTCGCGTGCGCCGCGTCTTCGTCACAGGGAACTGGCTCAACGCGCCCGTTTCAAGTTGTGGATACACCAGGGTCGTCATCGATTTCGCACCACTGTCAGCTTTGTCGTACCCCGCATTTCGGCCATCGCCGCCGCGTTGAGGTCATCCGCGGCCAGGCTGCAGTCGTCGTACACGTGACCATCCCATGGGTCCGTAAACGTGAAGCTGCCGAATGAGCCTTGATTCGCCAGGAAGAATTCCTCGATTGCCACCAGCTCGGTCTCGTCCAGTCCGCTCAGCGAAATTTGCCAGCTTTCGCGCGGCGCTCCGCTATCCCGATAGCGCTGATCGCTGCCGTCCACGAATCGGACCGTCTGATTGCGATACTCGCCATGCCGGACGACCGGGTACTGCGCGACCGCGCCTGTCTTCAGTTGAGGGAACGTCGCCATATCAGAGCTCGCTCACTACGTCGTTGATCGCGTTCATGTTCAGCATCGCGTCCCGCACCGCGAGCGCGATATCGTTGCTCCGGTCGAGAAACGAGCGCGCATCCATAGCCTGGACATTGACCGTGATCTGCGAATTCTGCGGCGTGGCCTGCCTGCTGGCAGAGCCGTCCTGCGCACCTGCCGGCTGCATCGCCGTCGTGCCGCCGTTCGACACCGGCCGGTACGCCCGCGGCATGCCCGACTGGTCGTAGTCCAATCCACCCATTCCTGCCACGGTGTCCGTCGCCTGGAAATCGATCGATGCGGGTAGCGAGTATTTCACCAGCGGCGCGGGCGTGGGCGCATCGCCGCCGCCGAAGAGTTGGAATAATCCGCCGACCAGCGGCGCCAATCCGAATCCGCTCTTCAACACCGTCGACGCCACCGAGGAAAGAGTGTCTTCCACCGAGCTTCCCTGCGAAGCGGACGTCGCAGTCGCTGTCGTTCTCACGTTTGGAGCCGGCCTGGCAGCCTGCAACTCCTGCACCTGCGCGAGCACATCCGCCAGCGTCGACATGCCGGAAAGTGCCGACGCCTGTTGGCCCGACACCTCCAGAAAGGTCTTATAGATCTCGTCTTGTACTGTGTTGGCCATTGTTTCTCTCTCCTCCGAGCGCCTGTTCCAGAATTACGAACGCTTCCACCTGACGGGCGCTAAGCTCCTCGAAATTCAGCCCGCCGAGCCTCTTTCGCACGAAATATTCCTCCACCAGCGATTCGCTTCCCGCCGTGATGAAAGATCTCGGACAGCACCCGAGCACCGCCGCCTTGCGTATCCACACTGGCCGCGCCGTATCCTCGGCAATTCCAAGCCAGCCGCACCGCCGGCGAATCTCCAGGCCGGATCTCCGGCACATGTCGCACTCCCAACCGGCCTGGTTGACGAATTGGAAATGGAAGGCGACTAGGAGTTTTTTCGTTCTTCTTCGCTTAACCCCAGCTCCTTGCGGACCGCCGCCAGCGCCTCCCGGAACACCTCCTCAGGTCCCTCGGCGAGCAGTTCCGGGCTGGCGGCGATTCCATTCACCGTCAGTCCATCCACCGCTTTCACTCCCCACGCGACATACAATAGTTCGATCTCTGCCTGCAGCAGCGCCGCGTCCATCCTGTTCGCCGGATCCTGCCCCGCGCTCAGGAACTCCGCCCGCCGCGCCAACTCCCGCACGCGGCGCATGAGATCCAAGCGCCTCGCAAAGGAGACTCTGACAATTCGAAACTTCACGCCCGGATGCGTTGCCGAATGCACCACCGTCTCGCTTTCAAAGAAGGCGCCGGAACTCGCGCCGGCGGCTCCGTCACGCCGCTTACGCGAATGCCACGGAAATTTCATCGTCCAATGTCCCTTGTGCCCGCGACGCGCGGAACTTCCACTGCAGCCGGTTTCGTCCGTCATCGAACTCCGGCACTTCCGGCAGCACGCTTTTCAGGTACACGCCCATTACGCGACCCGCCACTTCGCCAAGCTGAAACATGATGCTGATCGGCGATTGTTGCCGCGCCGCCTGGTAGAGTTCTTTGGTCGCGGTGTCGTCCATGCCGTAAAGTTCGAACGCCGCGGTAACCGTGCGCTGTCCCGGTGAGATTCCCATCGAGGTCGATTCGCCGAACTCCCGGTTGCGTGTTTCCAGCCCGTTCTTGAGCGTGATTGTCGCGCTCGTGATCGTGGAGAACTGGGTCGGCGATGCGCCCAGCCATGCCTGCCCCATGTGCCCGGGAACTACGGAGTAGTCGAATGTATCCAGCGCCGGTTCGGCTGGGAAACTCGAGAGTTCACCGGCTCCCGCCTCGAAGCTCGAGCTGTCCAACACATCCTTGGCGACGCCGCTGAAGTGGAACTCATGATAGTCGCCGTTGATCAGGATCTCCATCTGGTCCACGCCTGCGCCGTGCAGCAGCCGGTGCACCGTCGTGCTCGGACTCCAGTAATCGAAGATCCCGACGCTCTTCAGTTCCGTTGCCGGCGCATAGGTCACGGTCGCGCCAATCGTCGCCCCCGCCGCCGGAATCGAGAGGAATGGCGCGTTCAACTGCACCGTTTGGGCATCGACGATCGCCGTCACGAAGCGAACCTCGCCGTCGGAGCTTACGGCTTGGCCCGCGCTGAGTCCGTGTGGGGCTCCGAACGCGAGCCGTCCTTCGGCTGTGCTCGTGAAAACAATCCCGCCCTTGAATGGCTGGGGCGCACCGCCCAGTGCCGCTTCAAACAGCGGTCCATAAGGCGGCGCCCCCATCGACTTATCCCAGCTGGTGAGGTAGGTCTGCAATTCGAAATCCGTGCGCCGCCTGACGCCAGCCGGCAGGCCGGCAAAGGTCCGGCTCCCCGTCTTATCCCGGCGCGTTCCCGCGTCGACCTTTTGCTGGATCCCGAGCTTGACGGCCGGAATCCGGTTGGCGGCCGTGATCGGATCCACCTTTCCGTACGCACTCTCCAACGCCGTGTAAAAACGGTTTGCGTTGGAGGAAATATAGGAGGCCATATTAGTCCTTGCTAACTCCAATCTCGAAGGTCACTTTCGCGACCTGTGTAAAATTCTTGCCGCCCTGCTTCACCGGGCCGTAGGTCACCTGGTACTGCCCGCTGTAAAACATCCCGTCGCCCCAATCTCCGCGACTGCCGTTCAGCATCTGCATCGTGGCGTCCACATAGAGCTCGAGCCTGTCTTGAATGCCTTCCAGCCTGTCCTGCGATTGGCGCAGTTCGATCGCCATTTGCGCACTGCCGGAGAACCGGCGAAACTTTTCGCGCAGATCGTTCACGATCTTTTCGCAATAGACGTTCACCGCCGGATACTTCACGCCCGTTGCCTTCTCCGCCAGGTCCGCCGCCACGTTTTGCGCCCGGACCTGCGCCGTGTCCACCAGCCCGGCGAACTCACGCTCCGCCTGCGTCAACCCGCCAAGCCCTGCGTTCACTCCGGCCGGCCCCGTGATGCGCTGCAGCACTTTGCCGGTCACCGCGCTTCCGATTTTGGTTGTCATCAGCCCCTCTGTATCGTTCGTGGCACCGGCAATAGATAATCGGGTGCCTGCCCGCAGCTGGCCGGCGGGCCGGATGTCGATATCGCGCTCGGTTGCAGCCACGTCTCCCCCGGCGCCAGCGGCCTGTCGTTTTGCCGCGTGAGCGTTGTGGGCGAGGTCCCCGCGTAGATGTTCCATCCCTTGGCATTCGCCGGGCCGCCACCCGTCTGCACAGCGAACGAGCCCCCGGCGATGTCGATCGTTGCGGGAATCGAACTTGATCCTTCCGCGCCCGCTGCATTCGTCCACGCCGCCGCCACATAGTACGTGCCGTCCAAGCCGCCAGCCGCCGGCAGGACGTGAGGCGTGGCGGCACGCGCCACCGGATCGTCTAGCAGGCCGAGCCCGATTTCGATCAGCTTATCCCACGCCCACTTCACCATCCCGTGGAATTCATCGCGCTTTCCCGCATACCGGTCGTTCACCTGGCTGCGATAGGCATCGCGATAGACCAGCTCCAGCGAGAGGAACATATGCCAGAGCTTCAACGGCGGCGTCACCACGACTCTGCCGGGATCCACCGGAGCCTTAAACCACGCCCGCCGCGCGAGCATCGCCGTTATCTCCGCTGCGATTTCATCCTGTGCCAGCTTCAGTTTCCGCGTTACATCGATGCCTTCGGTGTTGGCTACATCGAGCAGTTGAGTGTCGTACCCCCGCAAATCCTCGATGCTGGAAACGTCGCCGTCCGTGAACAGAGCCATAGTGTCCGCCTAGTCCTTAGCGCTGGTGCGAGTCTGACCCTTCAGCCGGTCGAGCTCCGCTACGGAGAGCACTGTCAGTTGCAGCTTTGCCGCCTGCGCCATCTGGTCTGCCACACGCCGCGCCTCGGCCATAAACGCCCGGTATGCCTTGATCTCTTCCGCCGTAGCCAGCCGCGCCAAGTTCTCTACCAGCAGCTTCGCGGCAATGCGCCGCGGTACTTCCGTCTTCGTCCCGGCCCTACCGCCGTCGACGGTTTCATTGCTCACCACAATCGGAAACTCGTCCACGATCTTCGCTTCTGCATCGCGGATCTTCTGGTAGTACTGTCGTAGGTCCATGTTTTCCTTTCCTTTGAAGCCGGGCACCCGTTCGGAATGCCCGGCCGCTCTTCCCGACTCGCCTAGGTATTCACCTGCACGCCCGAAGAGTTCCGCAGAACTCCGCAACCGTAAAGCACGTCCACCGTGAACTGCTGCGCCAGCGTATTCGGCTGGTAGCTCATCACCACGCGCATGCCGAAGTTCCCCAGTTCCGCGTACTCCGCGATCGCGCCCGTTCCCGGAAGCGGCTGTGGCAGCCGGCGAATCACCAGGCCCAAGGCGCTCTTGGTGAATGCCATGTTGTGTGTGGTCACCGGACTGCTTCCGGTCTTCTGGACGAACTGTGAACGGAACACGAAGAAGTCTTTGATCTTGCCCACGCTGCCGTCGATCAGCGACCGCAGGCCGGCGTCGCCCGCCGTCTGGAATTCGCTGAAGCGCGGAATCTGGCGCCACGCGGAATACGTTGCCGCGTCCACCACCATGAACTTCTGCTCGCTTGTCGGAACCTTCGCCAGGAACAGAGCGGTCTCCGCGCTGTCGATCGTGGCTTCCGTGATGGCCGTGCCCGGCGTGCCCACCGGTGTGTTCGCCGTGAAGCCGGCGTACAGGTTCAGCAGGTCGCTCTCGATCTTCTGCGCGATCGCCGCCACTGCCGGTTCCATGTAAATCTTCAGCAGGTCCGGCACCGCCAGCACCTTGGTCACGTCCGGAATCTGGAACGTCGCCTCGGCGTGCGTATTCAGCACGATCTGCGC